ATATGGTGGTGAGTATGCGGCGTAGTCTCGTCGCTCTAATGGAGGGAGTTGAGATCCGGCAGAGCGCCACCAGCCTATGCACGGATCATAGCTGGGTTCAATGTGGTCCGATTGGATGGGATCAGACCACATGCCGTCCGGCCAGCCACTAATCTGATCGACGTTGAACAGATTAAAGACATTGGAGTAGAAAACTTCGCCCTCATCTGGGCCACAAGATTTACCTGCGGGAGAGATGTATTGGGTTGGGCTGACTTTCTTGTATCCTTTCCGCGGATACCTATCGACCTTGAGGCAGCGTGTAGATTTCGCGCCTTTATTTGTGAGGTGGACTTCATCTGTAAAGCCCGTATCCGCATTGAACTGAGACTCGACTGTCTTCATTTGCTTGAAGGTCAGCCAGTACGGGTGGCGATAGCCCTTATTGTACTGACAGGCTGCCAGTATGAAGGTGTTCATGCCGTGGTATGGCTCTTTTGTGAGCCAGTTATAGGGTCGATTCTTGGGTGCTGCCCAAGGCATTTCCCATTTACATCCGTCAGCTTGGACTTTCTCCAAGCCAGCAATAATCGCGTCAGCAATGGGCTGACAGAACTCAGTGATTTTATCCATGATGTTTCCTAAAAAGAGAGAGCCGCAAAGCGGTTAGGCTTCACGGCTCTCTTGAGTTGGCAGACAAAGGATGGCGTCACCCTTTTCCGCACGGGAGGAATTCTTGTATTCAAACTCAGCTAGGTAAGCGCATCGAGGACATGCATCGATGGTGCTATATCGCTTATCAATGCCGGCCTTAATGTGCATGTGAATACAGGCCACTGAAACAGCACCGGTATCTTTGCACATTGGGCAATTCCAGCTCATTACAGATCACCAAAGAATGCCTCTGATCCGACAAGCAAAACGAGAAGAACGGCCGCGAACATAGTAGCCGGTAGTACATATTCTTTCATGTAGTACATGTTAATATCCCTGTATAATGTCGCGGTGGTCGTTTAATATCTCCACGCGGTCTTTATAAAACTGAAGAGCTTTGCCTTTCGTTTTGATTCCTTCCTTAGCTAATTCAGCTTCAATTTCGCTAACGGAATTGCACTCAACGATGAGATCCCATCCATCTTGGGTATAGTGGTTGTGGGCGTATTCCATTACATGTTGAGCGATAGCTGAAGGACCGACGTAATTTGTGTCATGCATTGTAGTGTGACTCCGTTGCTTTAATGCATCATTGCATATGTGGTTGTGGGTCGTAAAGTAAGACTGTGCTTTAGCCATCAGCCCTTGCCCCGCCCCGGGGCTGATGGCTAAAGTGCAGTATTATTGTATTGTGTAAGTGATGGCGACTCACCCGACTCGGTGTTAAAATACATCACCAATTAGGTGTAATCATTCCAAGGTGATGCTTAACTGCATCATATCGTTGAGAGAATTAAGGGGGTTGACACGTGTTTTCGGGCAGTGTCCTACTTAATAACTAGCCCGATACCCAGATGGTAAAAACCAAGTATGACTAACCCAGATAAGATCCCCAGCTCATCAGAGTTAGACGAGCTAAGTAAGGCATTAACACCCAAGCAACGTGTGTTGGTGGCTAATGTAGTCACACGCGGTATGAATGGAACCGATGCTGCTAAAGCAGCAGGATATAGTGATAGATCAGCGGTTGTTACTGCTTCCAAAAACCTAGCAAAACCACACGTTAGAGCGTACATGAATGCGCTCACGATGAGCATGTTCGGGGAGAGGGGAACGAAAGCTCTTGTAGCTATCGATAGGCTAATGACGTCTGCCAAGAGTGAATATGTGCAGTTAGAAGCCGCAAAAGACATGGCAAATCGAGCTGGTTGGATGCCACCCGAGAGAAAACAGGTTACTGTTCAGGGTGATGTGTCAGTCCGTATTGAATTGGACTAGAACAAGCAGGCCACAAAAGATTACGGGCCACTATAAGTCACGGGGATTGGCCGTCTTCAGACGGCTTAAACAACTACTTATTGAGCGACTAGCGAAATTCCATTTTGTTACATATAAAAAAAGAGGGAACGAGGCCGAAGCCCCGCTCCCTGTGCGCCGTTACTTCGACAAGTACCGTGCTGTGATCGTGTCTGCATCGACGGCGTTCTGTTTTACCGCCGCCTTTGCTTTCCCGTACTTGTACTCCGTTCCCGCGAAGAAGATGTATGCCGCTTGCAACTCGTCTCCGATTTGTTGAGCGATGTCCATCTGTAGCTTAGCGCGATCCTCTGCATTGGAGGCTTTAGCGAGGCTTTCCGGCACGTTGCCCTTTCTGATTTCGGGCTCGTACTCTATTGCCAAGTGCTGTGCGTTATCCATGCACCGCTTATGGTACATCGTCGCGCTCTGTATAGCTCCTGCAAATCCCTTTAGCACCGATGACCCGTCATCGTTGTAGGTAGCGATGCTGAAGAAGTTCCGCATGAAGTTGTACTCGAGGAAGTTCTTGACGCCCTTGTTGTGCCATTCGTTAGTATGACCGTGGTCTTGCTCGTCATGCTGTACCGGTCCGTCTGAAAGCTCTTCAAGAAGGTCGATGAGTACGTCTGCAAGTGTGTTGAACTTTGGTGCTTTGTTTGCTTTAGTCATTGTGATTACTCCAGTTTAAGTTGAAAGTTATGCCGTGATATTCTTCTTCACGACCATTACACCGGAGCAGATCGCTGGCGCGAAATGTGCTCTTCGTATTCCTGATAAACCCCACGGACAGAACGCTGTCGCAGTAAGCCCTTGCCCCGCAGTCGGGGCGAGGGTGCAGCGAGACTGCAACGAGATGAATACGAAAGCACATCTTCGTCGAGCCCCTTAGGGCGAGGCTTGCGGCCGATCTGATCCTATTGGAAGTCGTATGTTTGTTTGTTACCAGCAGACTGTGACTTATGTTTGTGTATGAAAGGGGGTGGGGGTTAAAACTCTGGCCACTAACACTGTAACTATACCTCCCCCCACAAAATTTCCCTCAAAGGTACGTTGCTATAGTGCAACCCAAATTGATGATGCCCTTCATCAGGAGGTTCCCATGCCGACAGTCAAAGGAAAGAAGTATCCGTATACGAAGGCGGGCAAGAAGGCTGCTGCCAAGGCGAAGAAGAAAGGGCCAAAGAAGAAATGAAGCAGGACATAGCTGAGTTGAGAAAGAGGATCAGCGCCGTTCACAAGCGTCTGCACAAGCGTATGGGCGAGGTAAATTACGTTCATCGTTTGGAGAGCCAGATATCCGGTATTGAGCGCACGTTGGAGCAGCTTGACCGGGAGATAGAATCGCTACCACCGCAGCCGTCGCCTAATGACGCATGAGTTTGATATACCGAATGCCGGTTGGATTGGTTCTTTAAAGCATGAGGATTTACGCCGTTTGCGCGAGGTCGTGCGGCGGGTCCACATGCAGCATTACCCTACTGATCGTTGCACGGATTGGGAGTGTGACCGGATTATAGACGGTCTTGGTCCCGATGTAGCGATGAAGGAATTGAAGAAGGGTATAGACGCGGGCGTCTCTGGTTGACCTATCCCCATCCCGAGAGGAGGCAGTACCGTATTCGCAAGTGGTATTCGGTTGAGCTTGCTGACAGCCGGGACATGGCTGAGATACGGGCATGGTTGAAGGTGGGTATGGACAAGGTTGAGTCCCGTCATGGTGTAACGGTGGAGCGCCGCCGTGTTTACAAGGAAAAGTCTCGCACGGGCAGCTCTAATTATTATTGGATAATGGAGGGGGAGAGTCGCGAATGGCAGGGGGAGTAGGTATTTTATGGATGAAGGCGTGTTTGGTGTCATCGATGTACACTTGGCAGCCGGTATATGCGGCGGCAGTTGAGCCGGATGATGGTTGTGAGACGGTGGCTGTAAGGCGGTATGAGGATGAATTGCGGTGCATTGTTGAAAGCGTTTATTTGAGTGCTGATGAGAAGCGCATTCGTTCTAGGGTGGAGAGTTTATTAAGGCAGAAATTTTGGGGTCGTCGGATATCTTTTGCTTACCACTGTGGTAGTGGCTAGTGCCGGAAATATTATACAAGCCTACGGGTGAGGTAAGCCGTTCGTTCTTGAAGAGCGATAAGTTCGTGCGTGGTATTCGCGGTCCTGTTGGTAGCGGCAAGAGTGCTGCGTGTTGTGTTGAGTTATTTCGCCGTGCGAGCCAGCAAGCTGTTAATCCGATGACGAAGAAGCGTCATTCGCGTGTGGCGATTATCCGCAATACGTTCCCTGAGTTACGCACAACGACGGTGAAGACGTGGCTGGATTGGTTTCCGGAGGATATTTTCGGGAAGTTTAACTGGCAGCCTCCTTATACGCACATGATCCGCTTTGCTGATATGGAGATGGAGTGTCTGTTCTTGGCGTTGGATCGGCCGGATGACGTTAAGAAGCTGCTTAGTCTCGAGCTGACAATGGCATTTATCAATGAAGCCAGAGAAATCGGAAAGAGCATTGTCGATGCTGTCTCGATGCGCGTGGGAAGATACCCTGCGATGAAGGATGGTGGCTGCACGTTTTCGGGTGTGATCATGGACACGAATAGTCCCGAGGACGATCATTGGTGGGCGGTGATGTCTGGTGATATGCCGCCTCCTGAGTGGCTGACGCAGGACGAGCAGTTGTCTTTGGTGACGCCGGAAGGCTGGGAGTTCTTTACGCAGCCGCC